ATGCACATTTCTTCGATCGTGTAGGTGAACTCATATTCTGGGAACATTTCCATGACTACTTTTGACACTCCCTTTTCGAGCGCTCCTTTTTCTTTCAATCTCTTTGTCCGGGAGATGTACACGAATTCCACATGATTTTGAATACACTTGTCAATGACATAAGCTTCGGTCGTGTATGTCTTACCGATACTTCGCTCACTGTTGATGAGATTAAAGTTTCGCTGATATGGAAGGATGTCATATATGTTCCAATGCAATCCGTCATAAACATTCATAGCTTTAACCCCTCTATATATCTCCATAATATGATGCAAGCATCAACAAACAGGACAATGATAAAAAGTGACATTTTGTAAACCTCATCTTCATAAAACAGTGAGATACAGTAGAATGCTAAGTCAACCATTACTACGATTAAAAATGTAATCAATTTGTACATATTAAAATCCTCCATAATGTTTCACGTGAAACATTTTAAATTAAAGTAAGACATACCCTGTTTAACAAGTAGGTGTCAACCCGCTCACCGGAGGATGGTTTCACCCATTGACTCCCTCCTGTCGTGCCTTGTTAATTACTAAGATATGCCTTACAACTATTATCATATCACCCTTTTATTGTAAAGTCAATATCTTTTAGAACAATTCCTCCTGGAACATGCATTGGCTGTAGCTTACCTGAGTATGAGGAACCCGGAAAGAAGTTTTCCCATGTGACACCATCATAGCATCTTTCGGGCATCCCTGCACATGTAATGTGGATATCTCCGTCAATCTCTTCAATGTATGTTTTCTGCCGTATGAATCTTGCTCGAGTAAATGTACTCTCATGTTTCCAGGCTCCCAGTTTGATTGGGTCTATTTCTAACTGTTTCGGTAGTTCTGTACCCATGAGATGTAAGCTATCTGTATCTGCATACATGAATCTGTTATAAACACTCTGTGCACTTGTGATGGTCTTGTACCTTGCTCCTGCCGTGATGAAGGTTCCAACTGGAATGTAAATCGGGTCACGGAATTCTTCTTCTCCCAGACCATAGCGGATAATACCATGGTCATAATAAGGAATCTTTGACTGCACCCTGGGATTAAGTGCGAACTTTCCATATAGAGCGTTCAACATCAGTTTGGCTAGAGTTCTCATAGCCTTGTTTCCATTCAGTGTAGATTCCATCTTGACTGCATTCCACTTGTCAATATAATCTTTGAACATTCCTGTCGTGCTCATGAACTTCCATCCGCTGTGCCACTCTATGTTGTAAACATTGTAGTGGTCAAGAAATAATTCTAAGTCCAGAGATGTAAGGCACATTGTGATTCGTTCACCTTTGCTTGACTTTACATATTCTGTAGGAACGAATGATAAATTGTTCTTAAGCTGTATGGTAGGAATGTAACCTTCTTTGATTTCAAACTGACAGGTGAACATCTGCACATACAGATTATAAAGCTTGTCTTCCTGGTATTTTCCTTTGAAGTATTTCCCTTCACCAAATGGGAGCGGGTTGTAGTACATGACTGAGGGATACAAGCTGTTCACGTCCAGAACGATTCCTTCCCCTATGTCCTTTCCTTTGAAATCGGGAGTCACAGTACGTGAACCCTCCTTTATAAGACTGCCTTATGTCGTAGTCGTATTCTGGGATAGGAAACCATCTCTTAAAATTCTTCATACCTATTGTATTCTTGTAGTCATGCAGAGCATTACTGCCCTGGGTCATTTGTGTAAGTTGTTGGTCGAACAGAACCTTTAATGCTCTTGCCATAATTTCCACGTCATTACGGAGGTAGTCAACCTCTTGTTTTGTGAGCACATGCCCAATCTCACGTTTTTCGTCATAGTCGATTTCAAGCTTTGAGATAGGAAGGTTGAATCCCTTCGCAACCTGTTCTACACTGAAAGGAAGAATTTTTAGAGAATCATATATCTTGACTTTCATTTTGTCCTCGTAGCAAATCTCCAGGGAGTAGAACTGTCCTTTATCGGAAATTAAAGTAGTGAAGCAATTCTCCTTTAAAACCTTTCGGTCTGTCACGTGATTGAACCCATGCTCGAACAGCCAACAAAGAATGAACTCTCCATCAAACTTAAGGTTATGGAAGTAGAAAGTTGAATTGGGATGCAGTCGTGCAAAATTGAAAAAGTATTCAATGCTGTTCCCATGAAAAAACTTATTGTTATCATCTATGGTACAGATACCCGTTGCCCATACTCGACAATCTGCGGGGTCTGTCGTTGTCTCAAAGTCTGCTGTGTACAGCATCATTCGTCTGCACCTCCATACGCATAAGGTTCTAAGTGTTCCACTATGTTGTCAATCTTAATCTGCATTTCCAATGGGTTGTATATGAATTCCACCTGTAACACAGGGTCATTGTAGTAAAGCTCCACCAGGATATCTGCCGGGATTGACTGAGCCATTTCCACAATCTCAGTTCCTTTTGAGCCAAAGGCCGTTTTCACTGCTTTGATGAAGTTCTGTTTATAGAGTTCATTTTTCTGAGCAGTGTACCCGCTCATTATCTGCTTCTCTACACCATACACGAACATATCCCAGTCAGATGCTTTGATTTTATCAATGTCATACTTCTTGGGTCGAAGATTGTTTTCCCGGATAGTTCCCATGGTTCCCTTCTCCGTGGTAGGGTTCATTTTTTTGAGTTCCCGGTTTCTTCTTCGGTTGATGACACCCACCTTGATTCCGATTTCCCGTTTCTCCCATCTTGTTGTTCGGATTCCCGTGGCAGATGTTACCGGAGTCTCTGCACCGGGTTTGAGGAAACGTCTTGCTGACTTAATTTCCCGGTTGAAATCCTGTCTTGTCTGGATCTTGTCCCTGAGTCCCTGAACTGTCAAACGTTCCGGAAGGTATGGGGCAAGTTCTGGATTCTTCTTTAGCATCCTGGTTATCTTTGCATTGAACTGCCGCACTGTGTTGGACAGTCGAGTTTTATCTTTGTTACGCCACTTAATGTTATATTGTCTAGGCATGTTATCTCATTACCTCCTGCCAATTGAATAAGAAAACCTCTGTTTTCAATTTTCTTGTAAAGCACGATATCGGCTATTTCATTCAGCCTGATACCAAAACCGAAGCGGTTTGTGAGAGAGACATTTATCTTAGTTCTGTGC